GTATAAAAACAATACATATAAGGCTTTTGAACTGGGCTATTGTCCATTCAGGATGTCCAGAAAGGAAAATTCATGAAAAAGGAAGAATGGATTCCAATTAAAAAAGCAATTCCAAAAACAAATTGCAGATGCTATGTAAGTGTAGAATACAAAAAGCCTGGAAGGCTAAGCGTCAAAGAAGCGATATACTCAAAAGATGAAAAAGTGTTTATTGACGTAAATACAGGCAGTAGCCTAAATGTTATTGCCAGGGCGTGGATGCCAAGGTGTGTGCCGAAACCTTACGATCCCAAGACCGAACAGTTGCCAGGGCAGATGTCTGTAAAAGACATTCCGGGAGTAGTGCCAGAAGGAGGTAAATAGATATGCAGATACAGAGAGACGATATTATTATCAGAAAAGGGATCATTCACATTTTGGACAGCCACAACGGATATTTGGGATTGTCCAATGACTTACTGGACATGGGGCCGGACTTGATGGAATTTATCAGGGGTCATATCTTTAAGATCCTGGACAGCGATGATACAAAGAAATGCAAGTTTGACGGCAGCCTTTCTCCAATCCCGGCACTGCTGGAAGATATGCAGGAAAAGGAAGACGATAGTTTTATAGCGGTTAGCCGGGTGCTGGCGGAAAGCCTTTTTGACATCATGTGCGATAGCGTGACGATTCCTGCAGCTGATCTTGTCGTGGTTAGTTTCCAGCTACACAGCGTCGTTCATCTGGCACTTCTTAAGATGAATTATAAGGAGACATATGTACATAAAGAGGCAGAGAATGAGGTCAACGACATCGTAAAGCAGCGGATTATGCCTATGGGCGGGGCAAAGCTTACAGAGGCAGTCATCGTGGATCTTTTAGAGCACAAGGTACAGCTGGTAGAAAAGAAGTATGAAATGCTGACAGGTGATAAAATCAATTATATTTCAGAGCGTTTTCTGCAGTGCCATGCGGATATGGCTCCAAAAAAGAAGTTCCAGATTCTAAATAAGGTTATTACAGATATCAATAACCGGTATGAGAACGAACCGTTAAGAAACCGGATGGATGCCAGGAGTAAGTTAAGAGAAGAGTTCGCCGAAAAAAATGAGTTTCGGGTCAACGAGATCGGTGACCGGATCTTTGGAGACGATGTAGAAAAAAAGAGCTTTTTTGACTATCAGATGGAACGGAATGACATGCAGTATGACAAGTTCACCGTGGGAAAAGAAAACACGGTCAAGGGCTTAGAATATATCACTATAGAGACGGATGCCGGGATCGAAATCAAGATACCCATTGAGGAATACATCACGAAAGAGAATGTAGAGATTGTAGAAGAACCGGGCGGAGGAAGTACGGTTATTATCAGAAATTTAGAGCAAGCAACAGTGAAGTAGAGGGGAAATAAATGATAACAACGCTTACGATCTGTATTATTGCCTATTGCATTATAGATCTTATCCAAATAAAAAGTAATTCAAAAAAACAGGATGCCTATAAAAATGCTGTAGAGCAATTACAAAAGCAGAACAAAGTTTTGATTGAAGATATAAATATTAATAAAAAAATTATAAATATACTGATTGGGAAGGAGGAACCGGAGAGTGACGAAAAAGAAGCTTAAACAATACGGTGCACTCAGGCGGGAGATCGAACTGATAGACACAAAACTGGATCAGCTCTATGACAGACAGAAGAATATACCCACGGTATTAGGAAAAGTAAGAGGATCAAGCCCCGAGTTTCCATACATAGAGACACGACCGACTGTATACATGGACGAACCTGGAGAATCGGATCATGTCAAGAGGCTGATCCAGATGAAAACATCACGAAAGATAACAGCAATGTGTGCTGTGTTAGAGGTAGAAGAGTTTATTTCCTCTATACCGGACAGCACAGTCCGGCAGATATTTGAACTTACATTCTTAGAAGAAAAAAAACAGCAGGAGGTTGCGGACCAAGTGGGATACAGCCGCAGCCGAATTTCACAGATAATCAAAGAATATTTGAAAGATTAACACAATTAACATAAAAGGAGTGATATAATTATAATAGAGCAACTAGAATAACTATAACAGTTGTTTTTCTTGCATTCCTCTTAACGTTTTTTACAACGGGGTGTCACGGCGGCACCCCAAATGATAAACAACAACAGAAGCTGTATTAAACCTCCAAGTTTTTTGAACGTACTCGGGTGTCCTTTGGGCCCCGGGTCTTTTTATGTGGATGTTATGTCAACGGCAGACGGAAGGGTCGCTCCCTTCATCCCGGTTCGATTCCGGGACATCCGCTTTTTACACCTAAACGGCGGCCCAATAAAAATCCACGATGTGGGACGCAAAAAACTCATTCGTGAAAATGTTGTATTCACGTGGAAGATACAATATGCGAATGGCTCTGGAGTTAATAAAGAAAGTGCGTGAACGATGGGAAACGTGAGTACGAACTCAGGGGTGCGGAGGTTCGATCCCTTCATTCTCCGTTTAAAAGGAGGCACGGAAATGAAATTATACCTACTAGATTGTAATGTCGCCATGACGGATGCATGGCGGAATGAATTTGATTATAAAGATGTAACAATCGTAAGCGACTCTTTTAAAAACTTTGTAAAGAAATATAATCCAGAGGCAATCGTGGCCCCTGGTAACAGTTTCGGAATCATGGATGGCGGGATGGATCTGGAAATAAGAAATTATCTCGGAATGAAGGCACAAGAAGACTTGCAAATGAAAATAAAGAACGATTGGTATAGAGAACTGCCGCCTGGAATTGCAACGACAGTCAAAGTCGGAGGAAAGCATCTTGTATATGCCCCGACAATGAGAATACCAGAAATAATAATGGATAAATCTGTTATTTATAGTTGTATGAGAAGCAGCCTTATTGAGCTGAAAAAGCTAGGGGTGCAAACAGCTATGATCCCGGCGTTCGGAGGGGCAACGGGAGCTGTGATGTACGAGGAAATAGCGAAATGTATGAGGTATGCATATGAACAGATATTTCTGAACCAGACAGCACCGCTTATAACGAATTTAGAACAACTAAGTTATAACGAAGATGAAGTTAGTACATGGATTAGGCAGATGGGAAGATAGCAAGAGGTGAAAGAAAAGTGCCACGAAGTAGAAGCCCGGATTCAATAAAAGCAGAACGAATGTATAAAAGCGGAATGAATCTGGTAGATATAGCAAAAGAGATAGGAAAGCCCCCTGGGACCGTGAGACGGTGGAAAAGTACACAGGGATGGAATAGCGAACGTTCGGGAAAGAAAGCGAACGTTCGGAAACAGGAAACAGAACAGAACAGTAAGAAAGTAGAAGCCATTGCGCCGGAAGTGGAACGGGTGATAGATAACCCGAACTTGACCGACAAGCAACGGCTTTTTTGCTGTTTATATATAAGGTGCTTCAATGCAACCAAGGCATACAGAAAAGCATACGGGTGCAGCTATGAAACGGCACTCACAAACGGACCAGGGCTACTCAGAAATACACGAATCAAAGAGGAAATACAGAGGCTTAAGCAGAACCGCCTAAACCGCGAGCTGCTCAGCACAGAGGATATCTTTCAGAAGTATATAGATATGGCCTTTGCGGACGTAACAGACTTCACAGACTTTGGCAACGTGGAGATCAACACAGAAAATGGCCCTATGACTGTGTCGTATGTAAATATAAAGGATGCCGGGGAAGTAGACGGAACTCTAATAAACGAAATATCCAAGGGCAAAGACGGCGTAAAGGTAAAGCTGCCGGACCGGGAAAAGGCCCTGCGGTGGCTGTCGGAGCATATGGACCTTGCGACAGCGGAGCAGAAAGCAAAGGTAGCCTTGTTGACTGCACAGAGAGATAAAATCACCGGGAACAATCAAGAAATTGAAGATATGGACGACATAGAGGGTGAAATCTATGAAAAGTAAGTATAAAAAGAAAAAGACTATACACTTTAATTTCTCTGAAAAGCATAAAAACTATATCCGAAAATGTGAGAACTGTACCTTCAACATAGCAGAGGGGGCGGTAAGAGCAGGAAAAACGGTAGACAATGTATTTTCGTTTGCTCACGAGATTAAAGATACAAAGGATCGTATTCACCTTGCGACAGGATCCACCATGGCAAATGCAAAGCTGAACATTGGAGACTGTAACGGCATGGGGTTAGAGTGGATCTTTCGTGGACAGTGCCACTGGGGAAAGTATAAGGACAATGAGGCGTTGTTTATCAAAGGACCTGCGACAAAGAATCGGCAGCGGATTGTGATTTTTGCAGGAGCAGCAAAGGAAGACAGCTATAAAAAGATCCGTGGAAACTCCTATGGGTTTTGGATTGCTACGGAGATCAACCTGCATCATATTAATACGATTCGTGAGGCGTTCAATCGTCAGCTTGCGGCCCAAAACAGAAAAATCTTCTGGGACCTGAACCCGGACAATCCGAACGCCTTTATCTATACGGACTATATAGACAAATATGCGGCACTGGATGAAGACGGCACGCTCCTGGGTGGATTCAACTACATGCATTGCACTCTGTATGACAATATCAATATACCAGAAGAAAGAAAACGGGAAATCGAGAGTCAGTATGATCCTAACAGCATGTGGTATTTGAGGGATATAAAAGGACAGCGTGTCATTGCAGAAGGGCTGATTTACAGGCAGTTTGCGGATGATACAAGTGCAAAACTCTATCACTTCCGTAAAGCTGAAAAGCCTATGAATCTCATGCGGATCAATCTTGGAATAGACTTTGGAGGCAGCGGGTCGGGTCATGCGTTTACTGCAACAGGGATTGAACGGGGATTTAATGGTATTGTCGCTCTGGCAGCAGAACGGCACAGATGCGATACCGAGGACATAGATCCGGATAAGCTGGGGCAGTTATTTGTAGATTTCTGCCTAAAGGTAATCAATATCTATGGCGCTATTGACGTTGTGTATTGTGACAGTGCAGAGCAAACGCTTATCCTTGGTATCAGGGCTGCGCTTAGAAAGTCCGGACTTGGATGGATTCGAGTAGAAAACGCCCTGAAAACAGTAATAAATGACCGGATCAGAGCGACTACAAGGCTGATGGCACAGCAAAGGTTCCGTTACATGGATCTGATGTGTGACAGTCTTGTAACAGCCTTATGCAGTGCTGTATGGAATCCAAAGAACCTGACAGAAAATGAAAGGCTGGACGATGGAACCAGCGATATTGATAGTCTGGATTCCTTTGAATATACATTTGAGCGTGATATTGCAAACCTGATCCGATATGAATAGGAGGTGAGAACAAAAATATGAAATTTACAAGATTACTGACACTAATAACAGAAGTTCTGAATAAGGATTCCGAGACAAAAATAGATGCGTGTCTGACAAGCCAGATGGCACGAGACATCGAATTATGGTCTCGTATGTATGAAGATAAAGCCCCATGGCTTGAAAAGGATAAAATATATTCCATGGGGATTCCGGCAGCAGTATCGGGAGAACTGGCAAGATTGGCACTGCTTGAGTCAGAAACCGAAGTGACAGGAGGAACCAGGGCGGACTATCTGAATACGCAATATAAAAAGGCGATAAGATATATACGGCAGCAGTTAGAGTATGGCTCTGCAAAGGGCGGAATGGTACTAAAACCGTATGTCACAAGCACCGGAATCAGCGTGGAATATATACATGGGGATTCCTTTTTCCCGATCAATTTTGATAGTTCAGGGAAAATGACAATGTGTGCTTTTGCAAGCCAGCTGAGAAAAGGACAAAAGATATATACAAAGCTTGAGATACACGAGCTGACAAATGGACTTTTAAGAATCAGTAACCGTGTATTTGTAAGTACCAATGACTTTAGCCTTGGATCAGAAATATCTGTGGGATCTGTGGAGGAATGGTCCGAACTTTCGGGGTCTGTCACATTCTCAGGGATGGACCGACTGCCTTTTGGGTATTTCAAAGTTCCGCTGGCAAACAATTCAGATTCGACCTCACCTCTTGGTGTATCTGTTTTCTCAAAAGCGATTGATCCTATCAGAAAAGCAGATAAAAGATACTCACAAATAGACTGGGAGTATGAGGCAAAGGAAACCGCTGTCCATATCGGTGAATCCATGCTGAAATATGATAAGACACAAGATCGGTTTATATATCCAGATGGCAAGGATCGGCTATACAGAGGATTACAGTTCAACGCAGGAGCTATGGATAAGCCTTTGCTGGAAGTGTTTTCGCCGGATATCCGAGATTCTTCTTATTATAATGGCTTAAACCATCAGCTACGACTGGTGGAATTTAATTGTAGCCTTGCATATGGCACTTTATCTGATCCGAACAATGTGGATAAGACAGCCGAAGAAATCAGAAGCAGCAAGCAAAGATCTTTTGATATGACAAAAGACATGCAGGAAGCTTTACAAGAGGCCCTGGAAGATATGCTGGTTGCTATGGATTTTTATGCAAGCATTTATCATCTGGCCCCATCTGGTTCATATACAACTACATTCAATTGGGGTGACAGCATCCTATCCGACAGAGAAAAAGAGTTGGCGGCAATGCAGCAGGACGTGACCGCAGGGATCATCAGAAAAGAACTCTATATCGCAAAGAAATACGGGGTTTCCGAAGAAGAAGCACTAAAAATGATGCCGCAGCATACGGATGAGCAGTTTAGCATTCGGGAAGAGTAGGTGATGGCTTATGCTTGATCCGGAATACTTAGATAGTTGTTCAGATCAGCTTTTGGCCCTGATAGATGAACTGTCTATTTCTCTTATCGGGGACATTGCCCGCCGAATTGCAAAGACAAAGCACATCACAGACACAGCAAAACATCAGGCTCATGTCCTGCAGAACGCCGGAATGGTCTATCAAGACGCTATTAAACGGATTGGACAGACAACCGGATATATAGATCGGGAGATAGACCGTCTATTTAAAGAGGCCGGGGTTAAAAATATCAAAAATGAATCTGTCATTTACAAAATGGCTGGAATGGAACCGAAGGAGTTGCACCAGTCAAAGGAAATGCAGCAGATTTTAAACGCAAACCTTAAAAAGACAAAGGGAGAGATAAAGAACCTTACACTTACTACGGCGAACAAGGCGCAGAGTTCTTACATAAATGCTTGCAATAGTGCCATGCTTAAGGTACAGACCGGAGCTTTCAGCTATGATAAGGTCATAGCGGATGCAATCAAAGAGGCAGCAGCACAGGGTACAGAAGTCCTGTATCCATCCGGGTACACAGATAAGTTGGACGTGGCAGTCAGGCGCAGTGTGCTAACCGGAGTCAACCAGTCGGCAGCACAACTGAACCTTGAATATGCGCAGGAAATGGACTGCGACTATGTTGAGACTACTGCCCACAGTGGGGCAAGACCAGATCACCAGACATGGCAAGGGAAGATCTTTTGTATATCAGGGAAAGATCCAAAGTATCCTTCGTTCTATGATAGCACGGGATACGGAACAGGACCGGGGCTTTGCGGTTGGAACTGTCGTCATAATTTCTATGCTTTTATTCCTGGGATATCTACTCCGGCCTATACGGATCAGATGCTTAAGGAGTACAAAGCAAAGAATTATACATATAACGGAAAAGCATATACAGAATATGAAGTTTCACAGATGCAGCGTTTCCAGGAGCGGCAGATCAGGAACACAAAGCGCAAGCTGACCGGATATGATGCCGGGATCAAGGCAGCAGGCGATGATGTCCTGAAAAATACCTTACAGCAGCGTTTTGAATCCGAGTCTGTACGGCTCAAGGAGCAGGAAAAGAAGCTGAAAGAGTTTTGCAGGCAGACGGGCCGCCGGGTAGAATCAGCCAGGACACAGGTCCATGCAGTTTTAGACGACAGCGGCAACATTGTAGGGTTCAATCGGAGTGTGGCACAAAAGGCTGTATGGTCGAACAGACGCTATCAAAAAGTTGAGAACAGTAGTATAATAAAGGTATCAGATAAACAGTTCGGCAAGAAGATTGGAAAGCATACAAAAGAATACGGACTGAATCCTCAAAGTTCAAAAGACCGCCAGATCATGCGCCATACTATTTTAGACATTGTTGAAAATGCCAGTGAGGTCAGGAGCGGAGAATGGCGAGGGCAGGCCGGAGAGATTCTTTTCTATATAAAAGGGAAAGATGTTGTTGTAGCGAAAGAGAGTGGCGAGTTTATCACGATATTAAAGGATGGTGTTGACAATGTTAGGGTTAAAAACGCAAGAAAGCGATAAATTCAATAAGTTCTGGGAGCTTGTGCAGGCGGAGGCAAAAAGCCAAGGCAAGGTATTCTTTGCTGACTGTGGAGAAGGGAATATCTTAGAGACTCCTGATTTGGAATGTGAAGATATGCGAGGGTGGCTAGTTCCAAAAGAGAAAGTCAAAGAATTTGAGACGGAATGGCAGCAGGGCCAAGTATCTGACAAATGGACAGAATTTATTTTTTGGGCGGAATGGTCTGAAAATGACGGAAATATTAAGATAAGATTTGAAACCTACTAAATACTACCTGATAAAATCTCAGGTGGTATTTTTGCCCATTTTGAAAGGAGAATCACATTGTTAGAAAAAAGTTTCATTAACAAAAAGGACAGTGAAATCTGCATGTCAATAGATGAGTATAACCAGCAGATCGCTGAAACTCATGATAAATACATGATGAAGATAGACACATTAAAAAATGAAAATAAGCAGTTAAAAGCGATGAACCGATTTCTAAATACAGCACTTGTGGAGGCATTAAATTATCTAAAAGAGGAAGATTAGAGAGGCGGTGATCCGATCATCTCCCTTCGGCAGGGTTACGCCGTACCGACACGCTTAGAGCGTGTTATTTTTATGCAGCAAATTAACTGGTCAGGTGATTAGACCTAAAATAGTCCGGTCACTGGTGGATAGTTACACACCTAAAATAACTTAATAGTGATAAAGAAAGGAAGAAGAGAATGACCACAGACGATTTAAAAGCACAGGGACTAACACAGGAACAGATTGACTTTGTTATGGCTGAACATGGAAAAGTCGTAAATCCATTAAAGTCAGATCGTGACAGTTTTGAGACTCAGCTAAAAAACGCAAAGGCAACATTGAAAAGTTTTGAAGGAGTGGATGTTACTGATCTGCGAACCCAGATCACGAATCTTACAAACGATTTACAGAAAAAAGATGAAGACCACAACAGAGAGATTCAAGAAATGCAGTTTAATTCTGCGATCAAAGACGCAATCTTAAAGGCTGGCGGTAAAAATGAAAAGGCGGTAATGGCGATCCTTGACATTGACAGCTTAAAAGAGAGCAAGAACCAGGATCACGACATTGAAGACGCTTTAAAGAAAGCAAAAGAGGAAAACGATTACCTTTTTCAGCCAGAGAGAGAAATTCCAAAGTTTGTGTCAAGCACTCCTGGGGCAACTGGTGAAAATGATGATTTAAAGAGCAAAGCAAACGATGCACTGAGAAGTGTATTCGGAAAAGAATAGGAGGTATATATGGCAGTACATATTACAAGCAGGGCAGACGCAGAGGCAATTATCCGGGAACAGGTGGTAAGTACCATTTTTCAGGATGCACCAAAGCAGTCTGTATTTATGGGGTTGGCAAAAAAGTTGCCAAACATGACAAGCAATCAAACAAGGATCAGGGTTCTTGACTTCTTACCGACCGCTTACTGGGTAAACGGAGATACGGGCATGAAACAGACATCCAACCAGGCGTGGGATAATGTCTATATCAATGCCGGAGAGCTTGCGGTAATCGTTCCGATTCCAGAGGCAGTGCTGGATGACGCTGAGTTTGATATTTTTGGAGAAATCACACCGAGGGTTAATGAAGCGATCGGACAGAAAGTGGACAGTGCGATTATCTTCGGCTCAAATCGTCCGGCAGAATGGCAGAATGATATTATCACTTTGGCAAGACAGGCAGGGAATAATGTACCAGTCGGGGCATCTCCTGATTATTACAAGTTAATCATGGAGGAAAACGGTGTCATTGCAAATATAGAGGAATCTGGATATATGGCAACTGGTGCATTGGCTGCCATGGGAATGAGAGCGAAACTTAGAGGTATCAGGGCAACAGACGGAACCCCGATCTTTAAGTCAGATATGCAGGGAACAACGCAGTATGCACTTGACGGCGCGCCGATGTATTTCCCTCAGAATGGTTCTTTTGATTCTTCTATTGCACAGCTGGTTGTAGGAGACTTTAAACAGGCAGTATATTCTATCCGTCAGGATATAACGGTTAAGATCTTAGACCAGGGAGTTATCCAGGACCCTTCCACAAAAGAAATCGTATATAACCTTGCACAGCAGGACATGGTGGCTTTACGAGTTGTATTCCGCATGGGATGGGCTCTTCCAAACCCGGCAACAAGAATGGACGAAGATCGACTTGGTTGTCCTTTTGCTTACTTGGAGCCAACTGTGCCAGTAACAACGCAGACAGTAACACTGACAGTGAAAGATAATGCAGAAGAAGCACAGCCGATCGAGGGCGTGATTGTGGACGTGAACGGCTCAAGACAAAAAACAGACGCAACCGGACAGGTGGTGTATAACTTGAGAAAGGGTACTTATCCGGCGAAAGTAAAGAAGAATGGATATTCTCAGGTAACGACTACGATCAATGTCGATGCTGCGGCAGTAACACAGGAGATTGTATTGGTCGAAAAGGCATAAGGAGGTCACGGTATGGTAGAGTATGCAGACTACACATTTTATAAAGAGCAGTTCCATGGCAGCACCATACCGGAGGCTGCCTTTTCCTCTGTGATCCTGCGGGCGAGCATCTATATAAAGTACATCACGTTCGGCAGGATAGATGATGTAGAGATCCCGGAGGAGGTCAGGCTGGCTGCCTGTGCTGTGGCGGAAGTTTTTCATGCAGATGACGAAATGAAAGTGGGAACCGGGGGATATGACATTAAATCTGAGAATAATGACGGTTATTCCGTGAATTATGTCACAGAGGGACCTGATGGAAAGCCAATCACTGTCGAAAAGAAAGCCTATAAGGCAGCATATCCATATTTGATCCATACCGGGCTACTGTATAGGGGGTGTTAAGGGTGCTGACAAATGCAGATATAACACTTTACAACTACGTGGAAACACCGCAGAAGCAGGAATGGATTGGGACACAGATCAGGGGTGTATCTTTCTACACGAAGCAGGAAACAGCAGCAGAAAAGACAGGACTTGTGTCTCAAGACAGCTACCAGATCCGAATACCGGAAACTGCCGATACCCAGGGGAAATCGTTTGTTGATCCAGATAAATATTTAGCTTTGACAGAGGGAGAAAGGTCTGGATTCTGGACAATCGACAATGGAAGTATCTTTGTGAAGGGACTGCATGGGGAGATCAGAAAAGAGTCTGACATTCTAAACATGCCGTATTCTGGTAAGGTTGTTTCTTTTTCTGACAACCGCAGAGGTTCACCAAAGACACACCATTTCAGGATAGGAGGAAAGCGATGAACATAAGGCTAAACATGAATCCGGCTCAGCAGATCCTTCTTGAAAGAGGGATGCAGAATGGCGGCTCAGCACAAAGATTCTTGACGCACGAAGTCCGCAGACTTTGTGATCCATATGTTCCAATGCTTTCCGGCACAATGAAAAATACGGCGATTGAATCTATAGATAAGATTACCTACCCACAGGTATATTCACAAAGACAGTATCATGAAAATAAAGGAAATGGGCTGCGTGGAAAGGAATGGGATCGCCGAATGATGGCGGATCACGGGAACGACCTTGTGAAATCTGTAGCTGACTATGTAGGAGGTAGAGCAGAGTGAGCGTAATAGGAGATGTGAGGACATTCATTGCTGGGTGTCCTTTTTTGGATGAGTTCAGCCAAGGGATCGGGAAAATCGTAAATATAAACTACTTGGATGAAGGAAAGAAAAGCTACATGGTAGAGCCATCGGTCAATGATAGGCCGATTAAAAAGCGATATATGGACGGCAGCACCGTGAGACAGCTCAACTTTATCTTTGCTAGCCGGGAATACTTCGGGCGAGAGTTGGCAGAAAACCTGGACATAGATGAATTTTACGAAAAGTTCTCCGAGTGGCTGGAAGAGTGCAGTATGGAAAAGAATCTGCCGGTCCTTGGAGAAGGAAAAGAAGCAAGAAAAATAGAGGCGACCACACATGGATATGTGTTCGATGCCTCTGAAACCCTTGCACAGTACCAGATACAGTGCAAATTAACATATTTTCAAGAAAGGAAGTAGAAAAATGATGAAAATGAATATTCAGTTTTTTGCATCAGAGGATACAGGAATTGAAAAACGTCACATGAAGGCGGAATATTTGGATGTTAGAACAAAAGAAGACGGTCCGACCTATGAACTTATGGGAACCGGATTTACAGAAGCAAATGAGGAGGTAGGGGCGCAGACTGACAGTAAGAAATATATCAATGACGCCTCTGCAACCGGATCTGTAAAAGGGTATGAATGGAAAAAACCATTTACGGCAGATATGATTAAAAGTCAGCCTGTAATCAAGTTTATTTCTGACATCGGAAAACTTCTGAAAACAGGTTCTGACTGCAATACAACAAATATCATGGTTGAATTAGATAATCCGATTCCTGAAAAGGAAAATACTTTCTATGCAAGAAAGATCGGCGCATGCGTTGCTGTATCAACATTTAATGATAATGATGGGGAAATCCAGGTAGAAGGTGAACTCTTAGGGGTTGGAGATATCACCGAGGGAGAATTTAACACAACAACAAAGACATTTACGGCGAAAGGCGAAACGCCCTAAAACAGCCGTGACAGGGGTGACGCTGAATAAATCAGCGCTTACCTTGGAAGTTGCGGCGAAAGAGACACTTGTAGCCACAGTGCTGCCGGAAGATGCCACGGATAAAACCGTTGAATGGACCAGCAGCGATGAAACAAAGGCAACCGTATCTGTTACTGGTGAAGTTTCTGGAATCTCAGCAGGAAATGCGGATATTACGGTCACAACCATGGATGGGAATAAAACAGCTGTCTGTGCAGTGACGATTACAGAAGCGGCAGGAGCATAAGGAGGAAATATGTTAAATACAACATTCAAGCGTAATGGCGCACAATTCGAGTATGATGCAACCGTATACGAGGATATTCAAAGAGCAAGCAAGGCTAATGACAAACTTTCGAATGTGATGGAAGAAATTTTAGGCCTGGAAAAAACCAATTATGAGCTGTATGTAAAAAGATTCTGCCTTGGTGTAAGGAACTTTTTTGATGATGTGTCCGAAGAAAAAGGGCTTGGCAAGAAAATTTGTGGGGAAAAGCTGAGTCTTGGGAAACACTTAGAGGCATATATCGCTTTCAGAGAGTTCGACGATGCCCAAGGAGAAGCGATGAAAAAGAATAACCAGATCGTCATTGATCTTTATGGATTTGATGAAAAAGATGTGGAGGACTATAAGAAAAAGGTTTATAAGAATCGGCAGCAGAAGAGAGCCAAGGCGAAGAAAAAATGATGTTTTCAAAACTTCCTACATCTGTCCGGATTGATGGCATAGATTATCCTGTCAATTCGGATTTTCGGATTTTTGTTGAGTTTGATGAAATGATAAAAGAGCCGACGCTTACAAAGGAACAGAAAGACTTCGCAGACGAGCTCTTGAAATATCCGGGGTTTGATCGAAAGAAAGCTGAACTTTTGACAAAATACAACAGCGGATTGGCTCTTTTTTATCAGGAGATACCGGATAATCTGGAAAAAGCAATGGAAAAACTGATCTGGTTTTATCAATGCGGGGATCATCCGGAGGCGGAAGGGAAAGGCGGAAAGAGCCAGAAGCCGATCTATTCTTTCCGGTACGATATGGAATACATCTATGCGGCATTCCTGGAATATGGAATTGATCTATACGATATAGAATATCTGCATTGGTGGAAATTCTTTTCGCTGTTCACTTGTTTAAAAGAAAGCTCTATGATCGTCAAAATCATGGGGTATCGTGCGGCAGATCTGAAAGACATGGACGGAGAGCAGAAGAAATTCTATAAACAGATGAAAGAGGCGTATAAACTCCCATATAACGATGTATCAAAGGAAGAACGAGAATATCAAGACAAGATCACACAGGCCCTCCTAAATGGGGGAGACGTGTCCTCACTTTTAAAGGAGTGATAAAGATTGTAAAGATTAAATGCGAAGTCTGCGGGCAGACCCTTTTGAAAGCAGAACAGATTAAAGGAGAGGTAAAATGTCCGCGTTGCAAACACATAAATAAATTGGAAATGAGTACAAAGGGAAGAGTTCAGAGGCGCACCGGAGAGTAGCGTCCAAGCCTACTTTGTTTTTTAAAAAATAAGGTAGGTGAAAACTCTTGGCAGATGGAAAAGTAATCATAGAAACGGGCCTGGACACGAAAGGGGTGGAAAGTGGCCTAAAGAAATTTCAGGGACTTGTTAAGACAGGTTTTAAAGTGTCAACAGCAAGTGTTGCGGCTGCAGGAGTAGCGGCAATCAAAATGGGGGCAGACTTTGAAGCTGGAATGTCCGAGGTACAGGCGATCTCCGGGGCCTCCGGAAAAGATCTGGCAGCACTCACAGCGAAAGCAAAAGAAATGGGGGCCGCTACAAAGTTTAGTGCCACAGAAAGTGCCGAAGCCCTAAAATATATGGCCATGGCCGGATGGAAAACTAAGCAGATGACGGCCGGCCTACCGGGGATCATGAATCTGGCAGCGGCATCCGGCGAAGATCTGGCTACGGTATCTGATATTGTAACAGACTCCATGACGGCGTTTGGCTTGCAGGCCAAGGAGGCTGGACACTTTGCCGATGTGCTGGCGAAAGCATCCAGCAGCAGTAATACCAATGTTGGAATGATGGGGGCTACATTTAAGTATGTGGCTCCTATCGCAGGCTCTATGAAATACAGCATTGAGGATACTGCGACCGCTATTGGATTAATGGCAAACGCCGGGATTAAAGGGGAACAGGCAGGAACCACGCTCCGTGCGGTCCTGACCAGACTGGTGAAGCCTCCAAAGGATGCAGCAGCAGCACTGGATGAGCTTGGGGTAAGTGCAAAGAACTCAGACGGGACCATGAAGCCTCTGCGGGAGGTGATCGGAGATCTCCGGGAAAAGTTCGCTGGTTTGAATGACAGCCAGAAAGCACAGTATGCCGCAAGCATCGCAGGGCAGGAGGCCATGTCCGGCCTTCTGGCTATTGTAAACGCTAGCCCCAGCGATTTTGACAAGTTGACAAAGGCCATCGACAAATCTGACGGCAGTGCCGAAAAGATGGCAAAGACGATGCAAAACAACTTGAAAGGGCAGATTACGATTCTGAAATCTTCCCTTGAGGGCTTGGGCATAGAGATTTATGACAATGTCAAAAAGCCGCTGACCAATGCTGCAAAAGCAGGTATTAAGGCGGTAAACTCCCTGACTGCTAAGGTAAAAAAAGGTGGTATCAAGGCGATCATCCCGGCGGAAACCATTACAGCACTGAAAAACTTTGGTACAACTGCCTTGAATATCGCCAAAACAGCGCTTCCTATCCTTGGAAAAGGGATCGCAACGGTCGGAAATAACATAAAAACGGTACTCCCGGCAGTCGCAGCTCTTGTAGTTGGGTTCAAAACTCTTAAAGTGGTCACAACTGTTGCGGCAGCATTTACAACGGCATCTGCGGCAATGGAAGGTGCAAAGACCGGAACATTGCTTCTTGGAACAGCTATAAATCTCTTCACAGGGAAAACGATTGCAGCAACCGGGGCAACAACAGCATTTAATGCAGCCATGACGGCATTGGGTGGCCCCGTAGGTTTGGCAGTCGTAGCCATTGGTGCTTTGGCAGCTGGAACAATAGCCTATGCAATAGCGACGAAAGGAAGTAAAAAGGAAAGCGATGACGCAGCCCAATCAATACAGAATCTAACTCAAAAGAGAAAAGAGCTTTCAAAAGAATATCAGCAAAATGAAAAAGAACGTAAAAGCAATATATCTTCTGCAAAGGATGAAGCAAATACCACCCAGTTTCTTTTTGCAAGGTTGAAAGATCTAAACAAGATTCAAGGAAAAACAACGGCTCAGAAACAAGAAATGGCCCGGATTGTTGATGAGCTGAATGAAAAACTGCCAGATTTAAACCTTCATTATGACAAAGAAAAGGATAAGCTCGACAAAACGACAGAATCAATCAGAAAGCAGATTGATGCACAGAAAGACCTTCTTCTTGCAAAAGCAGAACAGAAAAATATGGAGAGTCTTGCCGAAGACATTGTTTCTCAAGAAAAGCAAGTAGCTTCTGCTAAAAAAGCCGTTGGAAAGGCCACAAAGGAACAGACAAAGGCTCAGGATGAATTAAACGAGGCTGAACAAAAGTGGAAAGATGCTGGCGGAAGCAAACTCATTACAGAGTATAACGATTACATTGTTGCAAGGGATCACCTAAAAGAAAAAAAGAAGTTGCAGGGCGAGGCCAACGATGAGTTAGAAAAAGAAAAGAAAAAGCTGGATGAATTAAACAGCAAATACGATAAAACTGCTAAAAGCTACAATACAAAAATGAATCTTCCGGATATCACAAAAGATATCACGGAAATGGCGAAAAAGGCGAAGATAAAAGGAAATGAAATAAAAAAATCTTTGCTTGAAGGCGTTGCGAGTGGAAAATATGCAAAGCCGAAAAATGGGGACGATTTAAAACAGCTTATTAATTTAGACCGTCTGATGAAAGATGCCAAAAATGCGGGACTTAAAATACCAGAATATTTAAAATCAGGCATCTCAAACGGAAGTATTTCATTTAAAGATGCCGTCGCACAGCTAGAAAGCGGATTAAATTTCCAAAATCTATATGAAAAAGCTTTTGGAAAAGGTGCGGAGATTCCGAGAGGGTTAGCAGAAGGAATCCGTAGCGGACAATATGCAGTTCCTACCACGGTTAATGGAATGAAAGCACTTGTCCAATTCAACGATCTGCAAAATAAGGGTTTGAAAGCTGGTGTTCAGATACCTTCCAAAATCGCAGAAGGTATTATAAGCGGTAACACAAAGCCAAATGCGGCTATAAAGCAAATGAACTCTTTTGTTTCTTTTGCTGACCTGGTAGATAAATCGTGGAAAGCAGGAGATAAAGCGGTAAAAGAGCTTGTAAAATCCGTGAACGCTGGCAAAACATCTCCAAAGAAGGCCATGGAAGAGCTGACAAAGCTCATGGGAGATGCAGGCGTTAAAGGCGGTGAAAAGGCCGGAAGTAAAACTGGAAAGAAAATTGACGACAGCACAGCTTCCGGAGTGACTGAAAATAAAGGGACGATTAATACAGCAACCCAGGGAGCGGTAAACGATGCCCAAGACGTAGACACCAGCGGATTTAATACTCTAGGTGGCAATATTGCAGCAGGTATTGCCGCCGGAATCGGGGGATCTGCCGGGCTTATTGCAGGGGCAGCCGCCGGAGCTGTTATGCAGGGGCTTGAGGCCGGAAAGAAAAAGTCCAAAACCCACTCTCCGTCAGTGCTATTTAGAGATGAACTTGGGCGTTATCTGGCTCTTGGTATAGCAGTCGGTATTGATAAGAACGCCGGGAAAGTTGCCGAAGCATCTATGAGGGTGATAAACGTCACAATAGGCGCAGCCAAAAAACAATCACCGCAGAAGAAATTCAAAAAGATCATTGGGGAAAGCATACCAAAGGGCATTAGAGATGGTATTAAGTCGGCGCAAAAAGGAGCTATCAGTGCCGTAAAAAGCCTCATGGAAAACTTACTGAAAGCTTCAAAAACCACAACAAAGTTTTCGGACACAGGTTCCAATTTTGTTGACAGCTTCAAAAATTCCCTTGATGGGCAGAAAGATAAGTCCGTAACATCTATCAAGAATCTGACGGATACGCAGATCAAGGCGGCGAAAAAACAGATTGATAAATCTGAGAAGAAACGCCTTGAAGCAGCGGAAAAGGCTTACAAAAATGCGCAGAAAAAGCACGGAAAGAACAGTAAACAAGCCAAGAAGGCAAAGAACAGCCTGAACAATGTCAAGGATGATATAAAAGCTCAGAAGGCAGCGGCGGGAAAAGCCGGGAAAGCAGTTGCAACAGCCTACAATAAGGCGATTACTGCGGAAACAAACCGCCTGGAAAAGCTGGCAGATCAGAAGATTAATGAGATCTCTGATAAGTACCAGCAGAAATATGATGAGATCATACAAAAGCAAGAATCGCTGACTGATAAACAGCAGGGATACGGCAGTGTCTATGATCTGGACCAGAACCTGCATGATATAGAGGATTATCAGCGGCGATTAAAAGCTTTAGAAAACAAAATTCCGCAATCCATGATGGACCGGATTCTTGGGATGGATGTAGAAGAGGGACGACAGTACATGGCTTGGTTCCAGTCCCTCACAGCTGTAGAACAGAAAGCCTACACAGACAAATGGAATCGGCAACAGTCCATGTCAGAGAGTTTTTCAAAAAACTTCTTCTCAGATGACATTGCAAACTTAAAAGCAGGCTATGCAAAGGAAATTGACGCTGTTGTAAAAGATCTTAAAGCACAGATGAATACCGCTGGAAAAAATGTCTGGCAGGGATTCATTAATGGCATGAACGGTCAGAAAAAGAACCTGGACAAAAGCACAAAAAAGCTTTGTGACGGAATCATTAAAGCGGTCAAAGGAAAGTTTAAAATTCACTCACCATCGAAAGTATTCGATGAAATAAGCAGATACAATCTAAAAGGGGCAGAGAAGGGGACGAAAAAAGAGGCCCCGAAGCTATACCGGGAGATTGATACCGTAGCGGATACCATGGTCGCACGCTTTGCAAGGGCAAACCTGAACTTGCCGGATCTGCAAAACCGCTTACAAGCGGCAGTGGCGCAGCAGATGAGCAAGATCACCGCAAGCATACAGCCGCAGATTGTTTACGCCGGAGGCGGCGGTACAACGACAATCGAAAAGACGGTCTATACCGGGCCGGAAAAGATAGAGGTTGTAACAAACATAGAGGGCCGAGAGGCGGCAAGGACGCTGGCTCCGTTTATGGACAGCCGATTGAATAGTATGGCCGATAGAAAGGCAAGAGGAGGTGTATAGATGGAAGACAGAGGAACGTTGGGTGTGCAGATCGGAGGAAAGCACACTTTAAAAGACTGGAATCTGGGGTGGTTGTCGATCACTCTTGGATTCCCGGAGGCAAAGACGTATGAGCAGGAAATACCGGGTGCAGACGGAATTATCGACCTTACGGAGGCAGTCACAGGAGATGTGAAATACAAGCAAAGGTCAATCTCTATGGAGTTTGACCAGCTGGATGCTGATTACTTTGATTGGCAGGCAAAGCTATCAGAGATCGCAAACTACCTAGCAGGACAGAAATTTAAGATTTTCTTGGACAGTGATCCGGCGTTCTATTACATAGGACGGTTGAAACTGGACACCGAAAAGTCAGAAAAGGCAGAAAGTAAAATCACCATCTCCGGGGAGGTCGACCCGTACAAATATGAAAAGTATAGCAGTCTGGAAGACTGGACCTGGGACGACTTCAATTTCGAAACAGGAATCATACGGGAATATAAAGATCTGCAGGTGGATGGGAGCTATCAACTCTACATTCCGGGGCGCAGAAAAAAGATCGTGCCCGTGATCGAGTGCAGCGCAGCGATGCAGGTGACATACAATGGGAAAAAGTACAGTCTCCCGGCTGGAAAGTCAAAGGTGTTTGATATATGGCTGGGCGAAGGAGACAACTATCTTACTTTTGTCGGGAATGGCACGGTATCTGTCGAATATAGAGGGGGTAGTTTGTAATGTATAGAGTATTGTGCGATGGAAAGGTCCTGCACGATGTACGGGACGAAGACTATATGCTGATGGAACCGAAGATTTCCCTGGAACTGAACAAGACCGGGAACTTTGATTTCTCAATTCTTCCCAGGCATCCGAATGCAGATGTTATCAATAAGCTGAAATCAAAAATTGAAGTCTATGAGGATTCAGAACTATTGTTTTCGGGTAGATCATTGACAAATGAAATAGACTTTCAGCAAACTGGTCAGATCTCTTGTGAGGGAGAGCTGGCTTTTTTGTTAGATTCTGTTCAGAGGGCGCACACATACGGCTGGGATTCAGGAGAAGTCAATAAAATTGAAACAAATGTCGATATTTTTAGGGCTTTGATTGCAGAACATAACTCTCAGGCGGGGCCAGATAAGCAATTTACCGTGGGAACGATAGATATTGACAGTGAACGGATTAAAAAGCTGGCTACTAATTATGAGACGACATGGGACTTTATAAATACGAACTTTCTTGGAAAGTACGCTGGGTATTTGCGGGTCCGGCACGAAAACGGTGTGCGATATTTGGACTATGTAAAGCAGTTTGGAAAGGTCAACAATCAGGTGATCCGGTTCGGAGAAAATCTCCTTGATTTGAAAAAGTACACCAAGGCCGAAAATATCAAGACTGCAATCATCCCCCTGGGCGCAAACGGACAGACAAAGATCACGAATATAAACGGCGGGAAAGATTATGTCTATAACCAAGAGGCCGTGGACTTATACGGCTGGATTTTTGAGAAAGTGGATTTTCCCGATGTGGTGGATGCTCAGACGTTACTTGCAAAAGCGCAGGAATATCTTAAAACCTGCGTGAATCTTGCAATCACAATAGAACTCACAGCGGTAGATCTGCACATGATAGACGTGGATATAAACGCTATCAGATTGGGCGATCTGGTCCCATGCGTGTCACAGCAGCATGGACTTCTGAGCACCATGGGCGATGTATCTACATACTACCTTGTCAGCAAATATGAAATTGATCTGGAAAACCCGGCTAATAACAAGATTGTGCTGGGCCGGACGATCAGTAGCCTAACCGATAAGGTGGCAGGAACTTCCAATTTGACGAACATTGTTCATGGGATGGCCGGGAGCGTGAACACCGCGGTAAATACAGCAAACAACGCCGCAAATACTGCGGAGCAGGTGAAGGTGGAAATGGACGCAGTGACGAACAAACTGTGGCCCGTGGACAGTATCTACATCTCTGTAAAAAATGTTAATCCCGGAACGTTCTTTGGCGGCAGCTGGGTACCATTCGCTACTGGAAAAACAATCGTGGGAGTAGATACCGGGCAAGGAGAGTTTAATGCCGTGGAGAAATCAGGTGGGCATAAGGAATTGCAAAATCATGCACATGGGATGAATAATCATGTGCATAGCCTAAATAACCATACACATACTGTTCCGAATCATGTTCATACGATGCAGGGGGCTGGAAATCATTATCATTATCTCGGAATTAACAAAGATGCTGTACAAAAAGGAACGTCTTATAACAAACCGAACAATTTTGAAAGCGGCAGTACATCATATAAGTCAAACACAACAGGCAACCACGCACATACAATGAACTCTTCCGGGACATGTACCACGGGAGGAAATAGTGGAAACACAGGCGGAAACAGCGGGAATACAACTTCCGCAGGCGGTGGTAATGCTGGAAATTTGCAGCCGTATATCACCGTGTATATGTGGAAAAGGACTAATTAATAGAAAGGAGCAGTTATGACAATACAAGAAGCATTACAGAATATTTTACAGGCAGTTTTCGGACGGGATGTCCGGCAGAGCATCCATGACGGAATAGATGCAATAAATAAGGAGAGCAAGGCCGATATGGAGGCAAAGCAAGCGGTAATAGATAAGTATACAAAGAGGCAGGATGGAGTTATCTCAGACTATACAGGAAAAATGGATCTCCTGAATAGTAAATATGAGGAACAGATAAAAAACATTACGCTTGACAGCCCTTCGGATTATGAGATCGTAGATTCACGTAGAACGAGAGAAAACACGGTGTATGCCACTCTAAAGCAAAGGCTCGATGAAGATAAAAATTCTATTTGGATCAGAGAGGAAAAAATATGTTCTGCTGTATTAAATGAAGCTCCAGAAGCCGATGGAAATGGTCTCCTTGAAATTGAAGGGATTGGAAATGCCGTAATCGAAGGTATTTCCATAGTTCCAATGCTTGAATATACAGAATCAGATAAACTTTCTGGAAGTGCGTTTACAAAAATAGAAGTTGGAGACAATATAAAATTCACAATAGATACAGCGTACTTTAGAAACCTTCTATACGATATTTCACTGGATGCTGACGACGGTGGTCCAACCATTGGGGCACCCTCTCTCCCAATGAATATAAATGTGAAAGTTTCTTATTGGGCAACGTCAGAAACAAAAGTAAATCAATTTTTAGGAAAACCGGAAGAATTAACAACCGCTTCTAAAACCGATCTTGTATCTTCGATAAATGAACTTAGAAGTGGACTTAATAATGTATACACAAAAACAGAAATCAATGGAATGTTTGCAAAGATAAGCTTAAATGCAACAGATGGAACATATTATGAAATTAATTATCCAAATGGATTCACAGTATACAATACTGTCGTCCTAAATGTTGCATTTGAAAGTTATTTTTGTGGAGGACTGGATATTGATGATGGACTATCAAATGGATCTGACTTTGAGTATAGAGTAAGGCTGAATCAAAACAAAATTGAAATTGTTCTCAATTTCCCTAGTGGAGATGGTTCAAGGTTACATACAATATACCTCATGAGAATGCCTTAGTTTAGAAGGGAGGTAACAAACATGTTAGAAACAAAGAAAAGCATCACACTCACCGGGGAGATCAAAGTCCCGGATTCGGACCGCGCCGTGGTTTATCTAAACGCCACGATTGCAGAAGATGGAGACGGGGACAATGTAAGCCAGAACATCCAAGACAGCAAGCTTTATGAAGCAAACAAGGACATTGTACGGCAGGAAATCGCAGAGTTTACAGAGCAGTTTTATGCAGCACAGGACGCAAGAGCAACAGAGTAGCAGTAGAAGGCCAGAGGGCCTTTTTATTTTGCAACTTATCAATAGAGCCTTTGGCTCTTTTTTAATTAGGAGAACCGCATGGATTTAGAACATGAGCAAAGGCTTACTAAGGTAGAAGAGCGGAGCAAAAGCAATCAACACAGGATAAATGATCTTGAGCAAATTGCGGTTGAGATTCATACAATGTCGAAAAGTATGGTTGTATTATGCGAACAGATGAAATCAACGAGCGAGAGCGTAAACACGCTAAAAGACAAGGTAGACATACTTGAGCAGGAGCCAGCACAAAAGTGGAACAATGCTACCAAAACGGCATTTAACACAATCGTTGGAACAATAGCGGGAGCATTGGCAACAGGGCTTCTCTTGTTAATAGCGCAGTATTTAAAGTAAGGAGAAAAGATTATGAGAGATTGGAAAAAATGGGGCAGGGCCGCAGGAATCAGGGCCGTAAAAACGATGGCACAGACGGCGGCAGCAATGCTACCAGCGGCGGCAACGATCACGGCAGTGGATTGGAAAGCAGTAGCAGGAACAGCAGCATTGGCGGGCGTTGCATCTATATTAACATCATTAAAAGGATTACCGGAGGAGGGCGAATAATCGTCCTCTTTTCTTTTCAGAAAGGAGCAGCACATGGCATTAAAATTTAAAAAGAAATTTGCACATAAGAGTAATTACGGCGGTAAAAGAAGCACAAAAGATATAGATTATATTGTAGTGCATTATACTGGCAACGACGGTGATACGGCTTTAAACAACTGTAAATACTTCCAGGGCGCATCCAGGGGAGCATCTGCGCACTATTTTGTCGATGGCGGAAAGTACATCTATAAGTCTGTAGCAGTAAACCGGGTGGCATGGGCGGTCGGCGGTTGTTATTCTACTGCTGGAGCTGCGGGGAACTATTACAAAAAATGTACAAATGCAAACAGCTTGTCTGTGGAAATGTGCAACAGTGCCGGGAAGGTGCCTGGGAGTGTTAGGGAACAGACAATTGAACTGGTAAAATTCCTAATGCAGAAATATGGCGTTCCGGCATCCCGTGTGATTCGACATTGGGACGTAAACGGGAAAGAATGCCCTGCACCTTGGGTCGGTGCAGACAGCAAGGAGTGGAAAGCTTTTAAAAAGGCGATCGGCGGCCAGAGTGTAAAATACACAACCGTAAAAAAGACATCCTCTAAAAACGCAATCCGGTGGATGCAGGGAAAACTAAATTCACTGGCATCTGGTGCAGACATTGTTGTGGATGGCGATTGGGGACCAGCAACACAGAAAAAGTTGGAAAGATACTGGAAACAGCTTGGCTGGAAGAAAGGCAGCTATGCAGGAAAGAAGACTTGCACTGCGCTATTCAAAGATCGGAAAAAATAACAGAAGAAAAGCCTCGGAGCAATCCGGGGCTTTTTTTAGTGGCAGAATTAAACGCCGTATGGCATTATCTTATATTTAAGATTCCAATATGGGTCTGCCATTTACTTTATTATACCTTTTCTCTTACTCTATTGTCAATTCCACTTGTTTTTCTCGTCTAGCAACAAGTGACCAAGACATTTCGTAAAATCCCCTGTCCAAGATAAAATATCTTGGTGCAGTAATGCACCAGGGAAAAGAAGATCTAAGATAAAAGGTGGCTGAACTGGGAATGGCTCTACTTTGCTAGGCATGGCCGGTTCCGCAATTTTCAGCATCGTATTCCATATTTTTTTTGCTTGTAGTTTGTTACAAGCACCTGCGGTGACTAATACAACATCACCACCGACTTTGATTGTCGCAACATAACCGCCTTGCTCAGTCGTTAATTCCATCGTTGCCCCGTCTAACAACTCAATATGATCTCTTTCATCTGAGTTTTTAATCAAGTTTGTTAAAAACTCGATTGTTTCCTCCTGAACTTCTTCCGCACATGACACTCTATTATGTCGTGTGTTGAGTGTGTAGTGATTAATTTTCATCTTCATCATCTCCTTTGACTACCTCTAATTCTACATAAAAGATTCGCCCATCCTTGTCCCTGCCGTGAAAATAAGGAACGTCTTTGATATCATGCAGCAACTCATTGGGGGTGTATACCCACCCCCACGGTGCAGTAATAGCGATGCCAGTTTCGGTCTTGTTGAGTTCCCATCCGACTGGTATTTTGACTGCTATCTTTTCGCTAAAAACAGCATGTTCATGCTCGTTTCCGTATGTATAGATCGTTCTTTTTTCTGCGGCTAATACACCATAATTTTTATATAATTCCATGTTTTTCATTTTTCTCATTCTCCCGGCAGTACCCGGCCGGGGCGGGCTATAAATTAATGATTACATTTTAAGTCTGTCTGGTGATGTTATCTTCCAATATACTCCTTGTTGAGAGCGTCCACATCGTCATATTTTCCGCATACATACTGATTTGTAACCATGTCTACGTAACCACATTTGTATGAGCCCTTGAAGCGTCCCGCTACTGTAAAACAAGCAATTGTGAGATACTCTCTTTTCTGTCCGTTCTTTTCCCAAGTTTTTGACTGTACCTGTCGATCAACACCTAAATGGATGTTGCAGTTACTGTATGCCATATCCTCTAAATTAGCCTTTAATGTTTCGATGATATTTTCTTTCATTTCTTTCGCTTCCCTCCATGCTTTTTTCAATGCGGAGGAAATCGTTTCTTTAAATCTTTTTACCAGCTCCCATGCTCTTTTCATGATCTTTGATAAATTGTATTTTTTCATATCCGTTTCCTCCGTTTGATTTGCCTTGTCTTCTTTAACTGTCTTTATTATAATCCTTTTAAAGATTAAAGTCAATATAAAAATTAATCTTTTTTTAAATTATTTTCTTCTACATATTTAATGATGTTTCCGGGTTGCATATCTAGCATTTCGCACAGCTTATCCAGCGTCTTTATTCCGACAGGCTCACCGTTTCTTATTTTCTGCATTGCGTTTTGGCTTATAAGCCTTTCCTTATATATCTTTGTGGCGTTGTATCCCGCTTCTTTTAGCGTCTCTATTACATCCTGTCTCTTATACACATCTCCGAGCCCACGAGACACTCGCTAATCTCG